TCCAAAAGCATGAACTTTCACATTAGGATTATCACTACTCTGTATAATGGTAAATACCTCATTAAAATATTTTAATTGTTCCTCAGTTGATACTCCGTGTCTACCGCCTATTCCAATATAACTAGCTAATTCTCCGTTAACTTTAGTATTTAATATTCTACACAATCCACTTTTAGGTTCTCCAAAATGATATAACGGAAGTATATTAGTGGTATCTATATGTTTTTTCATGTATACATAATTTTCCCAACTTTTATCACTACAATATTTTGCAGTCTCATTATTAAGAATGGGATAGGGTATAACATCTAATTCTGCCCAATTTAAAATTTTTGGATTTTCTTTAATAAATTGTATGTAATTATCTACACCAATATTAAATCCTGAATGTGCTACTGAAAATGCTCCACTATCTATAAATAATCTATCTGCTAAATTATCTTGCTCCCACCAATTTATAACTCTTCCTTCGTTTACCCAAGATAAAAGTCTGTGTGCCTTTTTACTCCTTAAATACTCATCTGCATCTCGGGAACCCCAACCTGCAAAATATAAATTAAAAGACATACATAACCTCACAATAATGCAAGCATACGATTAATAGAATCTGCCCACTTTATAAAACAATTATTATAATTTGGTTTCTGATAATACAACAACCCAGATGTAAGCATATTAAATGCTTCATCTAGCGTATCATATCTATATGAATTAGGAACAGTTTCTTTATAACTCAACTTATTTGGCACAATAACAATATTATCTAATGCCATACTTTCTAATGTAGAGTATCCAAAAGTTTCTTGGTCTGCAAACGACAACATAATTTTAGATTTACCCAATATAGAAAAATATTCTTCTCTAGAATTTGTTTCCTCAATAGTCCTAATGGCTTTAAAATCAAACCTATTTTGCGTAAGTTTATCTACAAACAAATCAAATAATTCAGGATGTTTTTCTTCATCAAGTCTGTGGGGAAAAACAATTATGTTTTCCTTTTTTGTAATATATCTATCTCGCAATTCTTTTCCATAAAATGGTAACCCAGTTACAAAAATCTTATCTGCAAGTCGAGGAATAATAATTGAACCCTTCAATAACAACTGTTTATGAAAATTTGTTGCCACAAAAATTTTATCTATTTCAGAAAACCAGCTGGCTTCCAACCACTTTCCCCAATTTCTCATATTATTCCTACAAGTAAAATCATAATTATCATAGGTACCTGCATGAAAAATCCCACAAATTTTAAATTTTACACCTATCATATTACGAATATAAAATAAACTTTCAATTCCGGGAAACCACAGGTCAGCAAAAAATATCACATCTCCGTCATTAACCTCATGTGCATTTAATTTAGTAATTAATTTCTGTAATTGGGTAAACTTATATACATGAGTACCGCAAGCATCTAACACACCACCAGTAGTTACCTTATTAGAAAATGTATCTCCTAATATAGTTTCGTATTGAACACCGTTGGAATCAAATTCATTTTCAAACTGTTGTATCCAGTCTGCTGTATATCTTGTCTCATACGGTTCTATAGGAATGTAAAATATCTTCATATTTAATCCTCACTATATAATTCTACATCATTTGAATACTGACCGTCTTTTAAATCCGTTAAACTATTAGTAGAAAAGTTTAATATGCTGGATATACCTACTTCATTTTCAGTTCGGTACTTAAAATATATTTTATCAGATACACACGGAATTGGCAATCTAAATATAACAAAATCAAATTGATTTATTACAGATTGCGGTAACGGAGTTGATGTTTCTATTCCTACAATAAATGTATTTGATATTTCACGCAGTCTATTTAAAAAATCCCAATTCTTTACATCTACCTCACCGGCACCAAAATAAATACTTTCAATACCAAGATTATTATTAATTAAAATACCTAATATTTTATCAATGTCGGGATTTTCTGATTCCACAAACAATGTAATATATCCGTATGACAAATTATGTTCAACATCAACTCCGTACCAAATTCTCATATTTCTATACTATCTCCGTACCATTCTCGTGTTACTTCTACATCACATTTAATTGGAATTGTTAATCCACTCTCTGCCGCTTTTGCCATCAACATTGCAAACCGTTCAGAACATTCTTTTACATTCTCTTCTGGACATTCTGCTATTAATTCATCGTGTACTGGTATAAGAAGTCTGAATCCTAATTCTTTTAGTCTTTCATCATTGCCAACTAAAATCATTGCTAGTTTAGACATATCTGCGGCTGAACCTTGTATTCTAGCGTTAACACACTGTCTTTGTGCATCTGCTATTTTTCCTCCATTGTCAACAATCCATATTCCTTCTTTATTTGCTTCTTCAAAGATTTTACGCTTCTGCCCAAAATATGCCTGTCTTAATCTTCTTGTATACTTTTGCTGTAATTCTTGTGGCACGGAAGTATCAATCTGTGATTCGTCACTTCCGCCAAAGTCAAGCAAATCTTCATCTGGTCTAACTCCGTCTTTCCATCGAAATTCATATTCTTCAAGTTGTAAATCGGGCAATCTTCTTTTTCTTCCCCACAGCGTAGTAACGTATCCTTTTTCATAAGCCATATCCAAACTATCTTGTTCAAATTTAGGTATTGCGGGAAAACCTTTGAATACAGAGTCTTTTATTGCTTGCGCTTTCTTTGTAGTTGTTCCCAGTTGTTCAGCAATAGACGGCACCCCTCTCCCATACAAAACCCCAAGCAATATTGACTTAGCTTGACTTCTTCTGTTTTTTCCCTCTTGATTAGTAGTTCCGTCGGGTCTAAATTCCAAGCAATTATCGTATGTCGTATTAAAGGACAAGGCGGCAATTTCTGCATATAAATCTTTCCCTTCTTGATATGCTTTAATCATTTTCGGGTCGCCACACATCTGAGTCATTACTTTTGGTTCTTGCTGTGAATAGTCACTAGACATTAAAACATATCCACCAGATGCTACAAACATCTTTCTGATATCTTTATTGTGAGATGGAATATTTTGAAGATTAGGGTCTGACGAACTGAATCTACCTGTATCTGCTCCATATTGGTTGAAACTGCAATGTATTCTACCATCTTTCGGATTTACACAATTAGGAAGTTTATCAATATAAGTAGATACCAACTTTGACATTTCTCTATAATCAAGAACTGCTTTTGCTATAGGATTATCAATTTTCTGTAGAATTGCTTCCCCTGTTCCTCTAGGACTTTTCGGGTCAGGCGGTTCGATATTCAAAATATCATAAAGAAGAATTGCTATCTGTGTAGGACTTCCGATATTAATTGGATCATCAAGTTTATGATTTACATTCTTCCTCTTATACGCTTCTATCTTGTTAGTATACGGTACGCACAATTTATAAAATTGCTCCGTTTTTTCTTCAAGTAATTTATTATACTTCTCTGATAACTTCTGCTGATAATCAAAGTCAAACTTTACTCCATTATCTTCCATATCACAAACTACTTTTATACAAGGCATTTCTATATTAAAGAATACCCATGAAACACCATTCATTCCATTTCTTGATTCTTTTGATTCAGCAGGATTGTAATATAAATATTGTTTCTGATATTCGTACAACTCGTAGGTGATGATAGCGTCATGAGCCGCATAAAGATAAAATGTATTGATAGGAATCTTATCTGCTGTTACTCCTTTAAATAGTGCATCGAACTTAAATTCATCTTCTTTTCCATCAAATACATATTTTTGGTGAAGTGCTTTAAGTCCTTTTGATTCTTCGTTTTCATTAAGAAGTCTACCAGCTAAATAACAATCCCATGTACAGTATATATCTTTAACACCAAGCTGATTTCTTATTACTCGCATATCAAATTTGGCATTAAACATAATAATGTCTATGTTATAATACTGTATCAACTGGTTAAGAGAACGTCCAACCTGTTCTTCTGTAAGCTGATTGTCTACTCTAACACCAGTAACATAAGACACATGATTTATCGGAACATAAGCGGCAGGTTGATTAGGAGTATAAATACAAAGTCCGACAATACTATCAAGAATTGGGTCAAGTCCTGTTGTCTCTGTATCAATACTAATTACATGATTATGCACACACCTTGAAAAATAATCAGATAAAGTTTCTACATCGGTTATAATAATATAATCGTCTTTAAACTTTCCAAGATTCTTTTCAACCGTTGCTTTTATAATATTTATTTGAGAAAGCAACCCACCACCTTTTATAGTGGTGGGCTGTTTTGTACTTGTCCTTGACTTTTTAGCAATGGCAGAATCTTGTTCTCGTCCTGGACGACGAGGAACATCAAATAATGCCATCAAAAAGCCTCTTCATCATTTTAGTAAATTGCTCACTATTAAGGTTCACATTTTTAAAACTGACATCAAATTCCTGTTCAGTTTCTTCGTCCTCAGTATCTGTTTCCTCTTCGATATACCTGACACTGAAAACAAACTCATAATTGAACACAACAGGCATACAATCTTCTACATTCACTGTCAACGTATTATCCTGACCAGATATTACATAGCCAGTTACATTTTCAATGTCTTCATAAGAATCATCCAAAAAATTTACTCGTAAAATCATTAGAATCTTTCTCCTCTACTGTTTGCAGGTGTGCGTCTACTTGTTCCTCTGTTGAACGGAAGATTTTCATCATCAACATGGTCCTCTTCCGCTCTGTTTCTTCTACGAACCGGCATATCATCTCCATCAGGCGGAAAATATCCATTATCAAGATAAAATGCCATATCATCTGCTGACTTATCTAATACAAGTCCACCGATAATTGTTGGAAGTTCTGGCAAATCTTCAAGTGTAGTCTCATCATGACCTACTTCATAAATTTCATAAGTAGTCTGAGTGCTACCAGCTTTACCATTTCTCTCAATTTCAAATTCGTGCGATACAAGATTACTATACCTTGCACAGATAGAACTAATCTTTGCGAAGAACTTCTTACCTCTCTCCCAAATCTGTACTTTATCTTCGTTCACATTGTACAGCGGGATAAACAGCTTCGCATTTTGGAACTGCTTCTTCTCACAGAACGGACACTTATCAAGTGGTTCGTTATATGCTCTAAGACAGTTCACATACCTCTTCTTTCCCTCAATTTCTACCTGATGTACAGCATAGCCTTCTACATCATCAATGGAATTGTACATGAACCTTACTTTCGCAACATCTCCATCATTTTTGAGTGAGAAATATCCTGCTCCGCCCTGTCCGCCATACTTTTCTGCTTCATCGTAATGAAATCTGCCCATAGTGTCAATACTCCTTTTCTAAATTATTCAGACCATGCCTTTTTTACTGCTTCATAAACAGCGGCATAGATAAGTTTATAAATATCGTCCTTCAACTCTTCAAATACTTCTTTAGTTGTAGGAGTTTCTTTAGCTGGTTCAACTTTTACTTCAACTTTCTCAACAGGCTTATACTCGTCATAATCAATAGAGTACCTACTTTTCAGAAAAGCAGTTGTTTGAGCCATCAGTCTGTTATTACTTAAAGCCCTAGAAAAACTACTTGCAAGGTACCCTGATTCTTTCGCTACATCTGGAACTGTCAGCCCTCTCTGTTCAAAAATTTTTCTGAGTTTCATACCATCAATGTCTACTCCTCGCTGTGCCATTAGTTTCTTTTCCTTTCGTTAAATATAGTATAGTTGTCTTTCGACTCTTTCATTGTAGTACACATTCATACTATTGTCAAGCAATTTTTTAAATCTTCTACAAGTTTTTCTTCTTCCCAATAAATTGAACGTATAATTTTATCCCTCTGTTTATTTATAATTGAACCACCTATTAACCAATCAACATGGTCTACTAAATTTGGATTTACTAACATTACTTCATTACTCATATAATTTCTTTCCAAAAATGCTCTAAATAACAAATCATCATTTTTTCCATATCTTGTAAAATATTTAACTTCTGTAGGATGCGATAACCCATTATAATACCAATTTGCACACTCTATCGCCATATGATTAGGTATTCTAATACAAGGAAAAGAATACCACAT